TTAGATTCGAATGAATCAATACGCTCTGATACTTTATCGAAAATTTTGTCTGTCATGGTCAGTTCCTCTATTTTTGCACATTATAAATATTTCGCACGTCGTTATTTAGCAACGCAATATAAAAGATTTATTAAATAGGCAAGTTATTATGACCTTTTATCAAAAATATACATTAATTATTGACAATATCAGTAAGCTGATTTGGATTGCCCTTATGTTAACTTGGTTATATGATGGTACAAAGATAGTGGATATTTTCAAATGAAAACACTTGCTCTCTTCAATCATCACCCTGAATGTTCTAATCAGTGTTGTTTTGGTATGATGAGAGCTTTAGAACCAAACTATCGAGTCAGGTGGTTCGACGTTCGATCTAACTTAGATGAGGTTTTAAATGAGTCTGATGGATTGGTTTTTCCTGGCGGCATCGGTGATAGTGATAGCTATTTCGATTTCTTTACACGTACTAAAGCTAACAAAATCGCAGATTTCATTTCTCGAGGCGGTAGGTTTGTGGGCATTTGCATGGGTGCTTATTGGGCTGGTTCTCGATATTTTGACCTTCTTGATGGGATAGATGTAACACAATACATCAAGAGACCAACGGCTGAGATTAAGAGATCATATGGTACAGTCGCCGAGATAACATACGAGAGCGACTTCAGTAAGGACAAAATGTTCTTCTACGACGGCGGCGCTGTCACTTTAACGAATATCCATGCGACATATCAGGTAAAAGCTCGATATAGAAACGGCGACCCTATGTCGTTAATACAAAACAATGTTGGCATCATCGGCTGCCATCCAGAGTCAGAAGAATTTTGGTACGAGATGTACCCATACATTAAAGACAATTGGCATGAAGGTAGACACCATAAGTGGCTACTGGAATTTGTAGATGAATTAATGGAGAGTTGGCCGAGCGGCTTAAGGCACCTCACTGCTAACGAGACGAACGTTAATAGCGTTCCGTGGGTTCAAATCCCACACTCTCCGCCATTACAAAGGTAAACCATGAAGAAGATAGTATTAGCATTACTTATGTTTCTAACAATCAATAACGTACAAGCTGCTGAACTTTCTTTGATTGGTCACGGCTTTTCAAAACATTTAGATAACCATAATTTTAACGAGCGAGATTATGGTGCTGCCTTAAGATACGAAGAAGGAGATTATGCTTTCCAAGTTGGAAGTTATCATAATAGTCTACGTAAGAATACTGTGTATGCTGGTTTTGATTGGAGTCCTATTCGTTTTAACGTTGCTGAAAACCTAAATATTGAAGCTGGCTTATACGCTGGTGCTGCTACGGGTTATTTTTATAATGTAACTCCAATGGCTGGTGTCCAAGCATCTGCTAGATATAAAAATGTTTTTCTACGAGTAAGAGCAATGCCTGATCTGTTCTATAATTCCAAAGCTGTTGGAGCTATTGAAGTTGGGTTTGTTTTAAAAAGATTTTAATATCAGTGAAGTGTTACGGTAGCACATCGGTCTCCAAAACTGAGGGCGTGGGTTCGACTCCTACCACTGGTGCCAATTTTACTAAATAAAGAGCGAGCTAACCCTCGCTCTTTTTATTATGCTTCTGATGAATAATTTTATCAATCCCTCATAAGGAGCATAATATGAGAAAGTTTTTAACCTTTTTAGCAGCGTTGTTTATGGCGACAGCTGCATACGCAGATAACGTTCTAGTTATCGATGCGCAATACGATCAAGTTACCAACAATGTTAAAGGAAGATTGGAAGCTGCTGGTCACACAGTAACTGTGACAACTAATCTAGCATCAATTCCAACTGTCACAACCACATATCAACAGGTATGGGACCTACGATATGCTGCTGCTTTGACTGCTGGTGAACAGACTGCTTACCAAACATATGTTACTAACGGTGGCTTTGCTTACTTCGTAACAGAGAATCCTGGTTGCTGTCAATCAAGAAACAATTCAGTCGCTGCACTTATCACTGCTCTTGGTGGTGGTACAACCACAATCGGCGCTAACTCTGCTATGACTAATAACGTATCTAGCAATGTCAATACCAAGTACATGACTGCTGGTATCACTGTTAACTACGCAGCAGTTTCCGCAATCGTAAACAGCCAAGGTATTCCACTTATCTCAGACGGTGCTGGTGCCGTTTCTGGTATGTCATGGATCGGTCGTGCTGGAAATCTTGGGCAAGGTGTAACTGGTACAATCGTTACTGTTGCTGACACCAACTGGCTTGATTCAACTCGTTTTAACACAGGTGGTACAACTGCTCAACAGCAGAACGTAACTGCTCTTGACGACATTATCAAGGGTATCGTTGCTGGTACTGTTGGTGGTACAATTAGCGCAAATGGTAATGGTGCTGCTGCTCAGAACGGTGGAGCACCTCCTCCTAAAACAGTTGTATCAACTGCATCAGGAACTCCAACAGTAACATCAAGTACTGCTAATGGAACTGCTACTTCATCTAATGCATCTACAAGAGGAGCAACAACCTCTGGTTCAAATGCTGTTCTTGGGGCAACTACTGTAACTACTACAAAGAATGATGTTGCTGCTAAAACTTCAAAAACAATTGATGTAACTAGAACTACTACAGTTGTTGGTACTACTCCAAGAACAACAACTACTACAGCCACAACACCTGTAACTACTGTTACTACAACTGTAACACCAAGAACAACCACAACAACCAGTGTTCCTGTTACTGTAACAACCTACTCTGATAATTCAACAGAATCAACAAACGGTACACCTGTAGTAACCACATCTACAATAAACGTAACTACTACAAGTTCAACAACTGTTAACGAAGTAGTCGTAACAACTGTTAATGACGTTATAACGCAAACAGCATCATCAAACCAAACAGCTTCTGTATCTGCTGTTGGTCTAAAGGATGCTCTTGCTATCAGTAGATTTAACCCATTCCTAGTTGATGCTATCATTACCAAGGATGGTGCATGGGTAACACCTTTAGCTGGTTATGCTAAAGCAGGTGGTAGAATTGATACAAGTTCTATTGGCTTTGGTGCTCAGAAAACGTTTGAGAACAATACACTTGGTATTGCTGGTACATTCGGTAAGTCAGACAGTTCACAGTATCTAAATTCAAATTCAAAATCTGATACATACGGAGCTACTGCTTATGTTCTCAATAAGCAAAATGCTGTATGGACTAAGGTATCTGGGGGATTTGGTGTGTCTGAGTACAATACAACTACATCTCTACCTGTATTTGCTCTTGTTAACTCTAGCAAGGTAAAGGTAAACAACTATTACGTCGATCTTACCATGTATTCTGGTAAAGAGGTTTATGGATTTAGACCTCTTGTTGGTGCAATAATGACCAAATCAGTTGTTTCTTCTGCAACAGATTCCGGATCTGCTCTTCTCTCAACATTACCTGAAAAAAATAGTGTGTTTGAAGCTCGCCCATATGCTGGTGTGAGATATGACATTAACTGGTTAGGAATTGAAACGAGAGTAACCCAGTCTAAAGACTTTGGTACTGTTGGTCAAGTTCGTGCTTCTCTTAAAAAGGAAATGTTCAAAAACGTATCTGTTGATCTAACAGGCGGATTTGATAAAGGTAAGAACTATACTGCTGCTGTAGGCATGGTAGGGTTAAAGATTAACTTCTAAATATTTCCAACACTCTATCAACATACTTAGAACGCTCCATGACGAAAGTCTGGGGCGTTTTTTCGTCATCAACAGCTATAATGATAGCGATCTGAGGTACAGGAATCTTATAGATCCACTCAAACATCATTGAGTAAACGGTTGACTGGAGGAAGTAGCTTTCAATCCACTCTTCCCGCTTTAATTTACGACTTGTTTTAAAATCAATTACTGAATTAACACCATCAAACTGAGCAACACAGTCAGTTCTACCAGCACAACCAAGGGCTTTTGAGTAAAGAGCAAGTTCAACACCAAAGATGTTATCTACTCTCTCATCAAGCACCTCGGCTATACCTTTGAACGTATCAATGTTGTTTGGCATTGCTTTGCGAAAAATAGGAGCCATATCGTCATTTAGAACATAATGCTCCGCAAGGGTGTGAATTGCAGTTCCACGATTCTTTGCTTGGTTAGAAATGCGTTCAGCTTCAGCCTCTCCGACTTTCTTTTTCCACTCAATCAATGCTGTTTTGTCAAGTTTATCGGCCAAAACAGATGTAACAGATTTCAGCTTAGTAATACCGTCTGGTAATACGTAGTGCCTGGAACCATTAATGGTTTCTGTTTTTAAATCAATTGGTTGAACCAATTCATGATTAAATAATTTACGCTGCAATTCCTAACCTATCTTTCTGAATAATGTAGTCTTTCACCAGAGAGCTACGAACGATGTCGTTTTCTTTGAAGTCAATGAACGCAAATGACTTCATACGTTCAATAATACGCATAAAATCAATTAACCCATTTCTCTCGTGTTCTTTTGTAAAATCAGACTGACGGAAATCTCCGCAGAAAATAATCTTACAGTTTTTACCAACACGAGTAATAACAGAATCCAACTCATGAAGAGTCATGTTTGCAATCTCATCAACGACAATAATGCTATCATTGATAGTGATTCCACGAATAAAAGATGTTGAGATAAAATCAACGAGATTTTTGTTTTTAAGGTAATCATATGCATCGCCTCTTCCAAATAGCTCTGTAAAAATAGCTTGGTATGGAGCTTCATATACCTTTGATTTTTCTTTATTGTTTCCAGGTAGAAATCCCATATCACGAGTAGGAACTACTGATCTAACAATTACTAGTTTTTTATACCTGGTATTTTCGCCTAAAATTGAGGAAAGTGAAAGGAAAATGGACAAGAATGATTTACCAGTTCCTGCGATACCATGAAGAAGAAGGTTTTTCCCTTGTTCATATTGCTCAAATGTTATTTTTTGATTATCTGTTAAGGGTTCTATTTTTTTAAGATTAAAATTTATCTTTTCCTGGTTATTGCTAGAGGTTTGACGAAGAATTCTTTTTTCTTTTCTTGTTAATCTTCTTTCCATTTTAATCCTTTAAAAGGTATTTACGGTGCTTCTTGAAATTCCCCTACTATGTTCTTTCTTAACATTCTTTAAAATGTCTCTAAAAGCAGAGTCTGGTTTCTTTAAACCTCTGCCAGAATGAATTAGAGGAGCACCGTTTACGAGTTGAGTGATATTTGGGTTTTCTTTTAGATAAATTTCAAGAGCCGAAATACTCATAAAGTCCTCGTACTCTTCGTTGGTGTCGTTATTTAAAAATCTATATGTGGGCATTAGCGTCTTTCATCTTCATCGGGCCAACCATCACCATCAGCCATTTCATCATAGATATTATCATAAGCGTAGTCGTCTTCATCGTCTTCTACGAGTGCAGTAATATCTTTAGTTTTCAAGGCTCGATCAACTCTTTTTTCAGTTTTTCTCTGAATATAGTTTGACCTAACAACGAAGTTTTCATTTTCGTCGTCATAGTGATCGTTCTTACGGAATTTTTTAAATTGCTTGCTCATTGATTAGCCCTGGAAGTCCTTCTGTTACATGCTGGAGAGTGATACCCTTAAATGGTAGCTTCTTATCCTTAATTGCACAAAGAAGTTTAGCGTCCATTGGGTCTACTTTCTCAAGAAGTTGTACGAACATAGCCTCTCTCTTTGTTTGAGAAAGATTGTCGTGAAACCCCTTGACGAAATACTGAATCATACGTGCTTCGCTAATGAGCACGTTTTCCTGATCTGTTAACTCGTTTGGCTTATAAGGAGGTTCCCCTGGAGGAAGAAGAAATTCTACTGCTGGGTCAAACGCTGCTTGTAAAATTACTCTAAGAACAAAGCTATCATTATGCTTAAGTGCATCAACCTTTTCTTGAGTTCTCTTGAGCTTACTTACTTTTTCTAAAAATTCTGCCAAACCAATCTGCATTAAAATTCTCCAATATGTTCCATTAAATTCTTCAATTTGTTAGCGATAAAATAATTAATCAGTTTATCACGGTTTTTGTTAGTCTGACTTTCGTATGATGCTATAATTTTTGTTTTGATTTCTTCGGGTATCATACTTAGGTCAATTAATTTCTTGTTTCGCATAAAATTATTAAATGATGGATGATCGAATTTACCATCAAGACCAAGGTCAATAAGCGCATCTATTTTCTTTTGAGTCATCGGCTTCTGGCGTTCGCCAATAACAAAGCAATTATCAGAAGAGAGTATGTTAGGTACGCCATCTCCGCTATCCCCTTTGAGAACATGCTCTTGTAGATAACGTTCGGGATCATCATGATTAACCCACTTTTTACGAACAGGATCATACTGCTTAACATTATCGTATTTATGCAATTGAATGAAGTCTTTGTCACCTGATAGAATCAGGAAATTTTCTGTTGCGATAACATCATTAACGAGAGTTGCAATAACATCATCCGCCTCAGCAGATTCAATATCAATTACACGGTAGGGGAAATATTCTTTAATTTCTGCACGAATCTTGTTCATGCATTCGAAGATAGACTTCCAATCTAACTCAGAGCTATTCTGGTTCTTTTTACGATTGGCTTTGTAATATGGGAACAGCTGCTTGCGCCAGTAGTTAGTGTTATCACAAGCAATAACCATTTCGCCATATTCATCTCCGAACTTAACCTTATAAGAACGGAGACCGTTTAGTACCATATGTCGAACCATATTTTCTTCAAGCTGGGCGTTTGTATGGTTGCCTAGCTGCATTAAAAGATTCGACAACATCACTTGACTAAAGTCAACAATAATCACGGTTCACCTTTATTTTGATTTCTCATTTACAAGAGAGATATTTAGAGATTCAACAATTCTTAGAGAGCCTTCATCTTCACTATCAGGAATGAAAACAGCATCTGAGAGTTGTTGAAACGGATGATATAGTCCATAGTACTCGCATAACATTGATCTTATTGATTCAACAATAAAGGCTCCAGACTTTAAATTATTCTCTTCTTCTTCTTCTGAAAAGTTAAATCCGCAAACTTCAAATTGATTGAAAATAATAGGAGCAATATTTGCTATCGCTTCTTGGATATGATAATGTTTAGCCATCTTCATGTTATTCTGAACATCTTCAATAGAAGGAGATTTCAAATCATTCGTTTTTGAATTCTGTTTGGGGAACAGAATTACATTGTTGGCAGGAAAAGATACGACCGTATTATCTTTTTGAATCATTAAAGTTATTATACCTTATTAAGATAGCTTTGTCAAGCGTTATATTTAGGTTTTTCAAGTTTTGTACACAAACATTTGCTGGTGCTTACGAGAATCTTCTGAGAGATATTGGTGCAATAGGCCATTCAAAAGATTATTCCACTGATGGATACGGAGATCCCAATTGTAATAGATGTCCGTATAGTTCTTTTGATTCATTATCTTAATTTCATATTCTTCTTCAGACATATTTATTAAATTATCTATGGTGTTTGCCAACACACTGTAGAAGGCATTAGCATGACGATTAATATCTTCGTCCCAATGATACATATGAGTCCAGTTAGAAGATGTTTCTTGTAGAGCACCATAGTTAGGATGAACGCAAATTAATCCAGCCGACATAGCTTCCATCATAGCAATACAACTTGTCTCTTCCCAAATCGAAGGATAAGAGAATATATGCTTTGACTTTAGGATTTCGTGAATTTCTTTGTTAGAAACAGAACCATGGTAATTAATCCCAGGAGTGTTCTTACAATCCTCAAACAATTCTTGGAATGGCTTATCTCGTTCGCCCCAGCCATATATGTTGAAAGAAGAATAAACGTCCAACTCGATGTTATCAAACTTTTCCTTGAGTTTCTTAAATACAGGCACAAGAATTTGAAGACCACGGTGAGGAGTTGTGTGGTAGATAAGACGAATAGTTTCTCTGTTCTTTTCTTCCATTGTAAAGTTAATAGGATTGATACAATTATGAAGAACAACACACTTTGACCAAGGAATCTGATAACGCTCGATATAACCA